ATGGTTGTACTGGACCCGCTACCACCATCGTTCACGATGTCTTTGCCTGACGGGAATTTGTCAGGTCTGCGCATGTGGAACAGCCCTGGCTCGCCAACCACCGTGGTGAACGTTGACCCAGGCTCTGCCAAAAGCTCTGACGGCCTGTCCGACATCGTCCTGTCGACCAACTTCGCTGCCGGACTCATATCCTCCGGATCCTGGACCGCTGGATCTGGAGCCCAGAAACTCGATACCGGGACAAGGGCGGCCAACACCTGGTATCACCTGTTTTTGATCCGAAAAACATCTGACGGAAGCGCGGAGCTCCTGTTTTCAACCAGCGCCACAGCCCCAACCATGCCAAGCGGCTACGCAGGGTTCCGGCTGATCGACTCCATTCTCACGGATGGCTCGGGCCTGATTATTCCGTTCATCAATGTGATCGGTTCTGCTGGCATCAGAACAATGTACTGGGCCACTGCTGTTCGTGACGCAACCGTAAGCGGAGCAACCAGCCCGGTATCTACCTCGCTCGCCTTGAGCACGCCGGCGGGCCGGCGGGTAATGGCGAAGACAAACGCCTGCATCCAGTCAAACAACCCATGCCTGATTTTGAGCCCAACGGATACCACAGCTGTGACAGTTGGCGTAGCTATTGGCAGTTATCTCGGCGGTGTTCTGATTGGCAGCAACGACACATCTGAGGCTTCGGCGGCAGAGGTGAACGTCATGACCGACACAAGCCGGCAAGTGCGTGTTCAAGCCGCGAGCGCGGCAAGCACTATCGCTTATTCCATCGTCACAGTCGGCTGGCAAACAATTTAAGGAGCAAACCATGCCCTACGTACAGCGCGATGACGCACAAAACGTAATAGGTATATTCGCAACACTGCAGGCCGGCTATGCAGAAGAATATGTCGAGGAGGAGCCTGAGCTGTTTGTAAGCCAACAACAGAAAGCTGAGGCCGCAATATCCGCCCGTGACAGGCTTCTGCGCCACGCATCCGCCAAGGTCGCGCCGCTGCAATACGCCGCCGATGTCGGCGAAGCGAGTGAGGCGGAACTGGCAACGTTAAACGCGTGGAAAAGGTACAGCCTTGATTTGAGCCGCATACAGAATCAGGCGGATTTCCCTAACGCAGTGATTTGGCCGGAGGCACCGAATGACTATTGAAAATCAGGCCGTCAGCGATTTTGCGGCCTTGGTCTTGGGTGATATCCCGCAACGTGTCTCAGCACTTGAGTCAGGCGCTCCGCTTGAGCCTGGCGACCCAGCCACGACGCCAGACATCACAGCGCTCCTTGATGCGAAAGTAGATAAGGCCCCAGGGATGGGACTGTCATCTAACGATTTCAACGAGGATTATCGAGCGAAATTGGCAGCGCTCCCGCTTGAAACCATATCGGACCCTGAGCAGCAGCCAACTGGCAGCTCAACGGGCGCGACGGCCCTGGTCGGTAGCGCGGGATTCAACTCGAATCCGATTTCCGGCGATCCGGCCCATCTGTTCGAAGTGAACAACAACAACACCGGAAAGCAGTGCGTCAGGATTAACAGCTATGGCGCCAGCAGCTACGGTAACAACGTGCATTTCTGCCGTTATTTCGGAACGCAGGCAGCGCCCAGTGCGATTGGCTCCGGCGCTTTTCTCATGTCAACCGGCTATCGCGGGCATGACGGTAGCGGTCTTTCGCAGAGTGCGGCGGCGTTCCAGGTTGTCGCGACCGAGAACTGGACGGCTGGCGCCCACGGAATCCGCTTCCAGTGGGAAGTGACCCCGAAAGGCAGCATCACCAGAAAGCACATGATGGAGCTGGATGCTGGCTCGCTGTACGTCAATGGCAACTTGGGCGTTGGCAAGACTCTGGCGCCATGGCACTCCAATTACCGAGTGATCGAGCTTGGTGGTATTTCCGGCTGCGCCATACGTGGTCACGTTTCGGATGCCGAGCTGACGCTCACCAGCAACGCCTACTACGACACCGCGTATCGCCGGGGGATGACTGGCGGTGCGTCCGCTTACCAAATGACCGACGGGGCCCATGCATGGCTTGTTGCAGCATCTGGGGCCGCAGGCGCAGCGATTACCTTCAAGTCCGCAATGACGCTCGGCACCGACGGAATTTTGCGGGTAGGGAAGGACACTGTTACAGGGAGATCCATCAACGCTACTGGCACCATGAACGCGAGCGGCGCGGATTATGCAGAGTTCATGCGCAGGAGATCGGATTGCGGTCTCATCGACGCCGGACAGGTTGTCGGGATTGATGCGGATGGCTTGCTGACGGACAAGTGGCTGGAGGCCGTTTCATTTTTGGTGAAGTCAACAGACCCTGCCTATGTCGGCGGTGATGACTTTTCCGAATCCGAAGCTGACCAATATGACCGGATGGCTTTCGCGGGGCGGGTGCCAGTCAATATCGTTGGCGCTCGGCCGGGCGAGTACATCGTTCCGGAAAAAAATGGCTATTACATATCCGCGTATGCAGTCGCAAACCCGAGCTTTGATCAGTTCAGGTCTGCTATTGGGAGAGTAATATCCGTGGCTGAGGATGGTCGCCCTGTAATGATCGTGAAGGCTGTATAAGCGAACAGAGATTCCTATCTTGGAGGAAGGATTTGGGCGTTATCAGGAGAGGCGGCATGCTCATGAGATAAAGCCCAGTCCGCAGCCATTGCGTGCTCGCTCGTTGAGTGCCCTTTCTTTGGTGTCACGATTGCAGTCAGATCTACGGCGTCTGGGTTCCCCGCCTTCGTTATTCCGGAAACCAAGGACAAGGTTTCCGTAGTTCCAACCCTGTCGTCATCATTGTTGATCTGGATAAATAGGTGCTTTTTCGAAAGGGCCTGGTAATAAGGTGTCAGGCTATATGCCGATTTATTGGCTTTGGAATTATCGAACTCTCGCAAGCGGAATACATCGGTGACGGGGGCCATTGCGATGATCGTAGTGATGCTCGGTATTTCGACGGCCGCCTTCATCGCGATGTAGCCGCCACGAGATATTCCGAGGGCAGTGATGTCCGCCAGTCGAGCGTTATGTTTTTCCGCTACATCGCCAAGCACCGAGTTTAGATTGCTGATATAGCTGTCGAAAATGTTTCCGCTGGTTTTGTCGGCTCTAGCTCGCCAACATTCCAAACCAGTTCCTTCTTTTTTGGTTGTGTCCTTGCCGTGGCATGGAACATCAACAGCCGCTACGCTATAGCCCTTGGCGGACAAAATCTTTCCAATAGGGCTGTAAGTGTTGGTCATTGATTCCTTTATGTCGGTCGTAATAACTATCAGAAGAGGACCGTTCGGTTCGCCTTGGTGATATCCGTACTCGACGCCTGATTTTGTTTTGTCAATAGTGTAATCATCTGCTGATGCGATAGCAGGCAGCAGCATTGTTAAGGCAAAAGTGATGCGTTTTAAATCAATCATTTCGAGGTAACCAGTCTCTTGGTGTTCAGGGCAAGCGAATGGAGAAGCTGCTTGTTCTCAGCGTAGTGGGCGATTAATTTTGCGGCTGCGATTGAGACGACAACGGTTAGCGCGCCGACGATTACAGAGTTCGTCACTGATCCATAAATATATTGCTGAGTAGCGCCGAGGATGAACAGCATTATGGGGAAGTGGATAACGTAAAGAGTGTAGGAGTACCCGGCTTGCTTGTGGAATAGTACAGGGAATCGCGCGCCGCCACCCATGATAAGGGCCATGAAGGAAGCGAACCACAGGCCAGAAATCAACCGGAAGTGATTCATTCGATCCAACCATATGCCGTTGCCGAGAGGCTCCGCGAACAGAACAAGAGCGACGGCCAGGGCAACGGCGGCGGTAAGCAACACAAACAACCAACCGAATAGCCTGTTGTTCATTTGTGGCGTGCGCTGGTGCAGGAATGCCAGGGCGAACCCAGAGAACCATATCGGAGCCAGCATATAAAATAGCTGGTTCTTGCGCGTGATAATAATCGTGATTACCAAAAGAGCGATTGCCGCTGCCTTCCGCGAAGGCCACAAAAATAAGGCGGCAGCAACGACGTAATACCAAGCCTCGATCGACAAACTCCATAAAGGGCCGTTTGCGGTTGGCGTTGTAGTTTTGAACTCGTTGAGAAAAGCCAGCGCACCGAACAACTGTTTCGCGACTGCTGTGAACTCGGTTCTCACGAATTTCGCGCCAGGTATCGTCAACAGTTGTTGAGTTCCGGAAGGGAAAAATAACGGGGCGATGGCAGCCAACAGAGCAATCAGAATAATTGCCACAATCAGGGGCGGATAAAGCCTAAGTGCTCTATCTCTCGCGTACTGCTTGATGCTGAAACCATGATTCTTTGCGATGTTGTTGCAGACCGACTTCCCGATCAGGAAGCCGCTGAGCACGAAAAACACCATCACTGAAAGTTGAGTGAAGAAGCCAACGAAAACCGAGCCTGCTTTCAGCGTCGGCAACAGGATCGTTTGGTTTGTGTGGCCGACCAGCACCACCAGCGCAGACAGTGCACGGATGGAATCCAGCTGCTGCGATTGGTCAGGAGTGATACGAGACAAAGTGAGTTCCCATTCCATTGTTTGTGTCGAGTCCGATACATCATACGGGGTGGCACTATGCCCGCCTAGCCGCGGGCGATTTTCATCCGGAGAAAGCCATGCCAGTTACCGAGCAGCAGTTGCTGCAGATCCTCCCCAACGCCGGCGCCAAAGCCGGCGTTTTTGCGCCTGCCCTCAACACAGCCATGGACCGGTACCAGATCAACACTCGGTTGCGCATGGCTGCATTCATCGCTCAGGTGGGCCATGAGTCTGGTCAGTTCCGCTATGTGCGCGAGCTGGGCGGTGATGAGTACCTGAGCAAGTACGACACCGGCACGCTGGCCGATCGCCTGGGCAATACGCCAGAGGCCGACGGTGACGGTCAGAAGTACCGCGGGCGCGGGCTGATCCAGATCACTGGGCACGACAACTACCTGGCGTGCAGCAAAGCGCTGTTCGGGGACGATCGCTTGCTGCGATCTCCTGAGCTGCTGGAGCAGGCTGAGTGGGCGTGCAAATCGGCGGCCTGGTTCTGGAATTCGCGCAACCTGAACGCCCTGGCCGATTCCGGCGACTTCAACACGATCACCCGGCGCATCAATGGCGGGCTGAATGGCCTGGCCGAGCGCCTGGCCTTCTATGAGCGTGCAAAGGCGGTGCTGCAATGAATCCACTCTGGCTGCGAGCCATTCCTTATATAGGAGGGTTGCTGCTGGTGGCAGCCGTCCTGTTCGGCGCGTATCACCACGGCCTGTCGGTGAAGGATGCTGAGTGGCAGGCCGAGTGGGATAAGCGAGACGCCCGTGACGCCCAGGCAGGACGGGACAACGAGGCCACCGAGCGCGCCAAGGAACAGGCCCGTCAACAATCAATCAACAAGGCGATCCAAGATGGTCAAAAACTCATTGATGCGGCTGTTGCTGATGCTGCCGCTGCCCGTGCTGATGTCAGCGTGCGGGACGCAGCCGACGCAACTGCCCACCGGGTCGCAGCCAGTGGCGCCGGCGGCCATTCCTGCACTACCGCCGCAAGCCAGGCAGCTACCCGCGCCGTCCTGGTGCTTGCCGACGTGTTCAAGCGCGCTGATGAAAGAGCGGGGAACCTGGCGGGATATGCTGATCAAAGCCGGGGCCGTGGATTGACGTGCGAGCAGGCGTTCGACGGGCTGGGCAAGTAGCCGCTCATCGACGCCGGTTGAAGTGGGCGAGCCAAGTTCTCGATACTGTTCTTTTGTCCAGTATCGAGACCAGCATGAATTTTCTGATCGTCCGTCGCCGGGTCCTCGGCGTAGCCATTCCCAAAGAAAAGCTGAGGGACGTTGAGCCTGTGAGAGCCGAGGTCGTGATCAGCGAGTGCCACAACGAAGACTTCGGCCGGTCGTCTGTGAGCGCCCAGGTGTTCAAGACCAACTCAGACCCGGACATTCTCCCACCATTGCTGGACGTCAGGATCACGGGCATGGCCCAGAACGGTATGAGCCTGAACGGGGTGGAGAAGGTCGGCGATGCGTTCTACGCGCAGTCGTGGTGGTGCAGGGCTGAATGAGGGGATTGTGTTCGGTTGGCAGGACGCCGAGGGGGTGTGACAGGAATGTGTCGCACATCGTGGTACAGTGTGACACGAAGCGCAAAAACTGAACGGTTGTGACGATTGCGGGCGTCGTAACCTATTGATATTGCAAGTCTTTACCTAAAGGCGCATGATTTAGGTTCCAGCGCCGCAAGGTGTGAGAGTTCGAGTCTCTCCGTCCGCACCATACAAGTGGCTATTTAATTAGCAGAGAACGGCGCAGAACCTGAGAAGGGGCTGCGCCGTTTTTGTTTTCAAGGATTGTGTGTTCGCGTCGGCCCGGTTTTCACGCGGGCGCGATGTAGTCGATTCGTCGCAAAAAGTGTTTCGCGATGATGCTCGACAGGTTCGCCGGCCTTCCTCTGGAGGCGGCATGCCAGGTTTTTGGAAATGACGCTTCTATATATAGAAGCGCTTTGCAGAGCCTTGGCGATGAGCGACTGTATTTTGCAAACCGGGCGGGGCATGACCGATTGTCCCGCTCCTTAATTCGGCGCCTGTTTCCTGCGCGTTTTCAGTAGGGTGACTTCTTGAGTTT